CCGGCGCTCGTCGAGGGCGAGGAGGTTATCGAACCCGCAGTGGTGCAGGTCCCGAAGCAACTCGGGCCTGGCGAAGACGACCCCCTCGACATCCCCGTCGAAGTCGAGGGCGAAGACCCCGAGGGCGAGCCGCCGCCGAAGAAGCGAATCCGGCGAGCGAAGAGGACCAAGGACGCCGAAGGGCTACCCTCCGCGGGCAGCCGCAACGGGCTCCAGTACTCAGACGACGTCACCGGTTCGGCGACGGAATCTGCGGCAAAACGCATCGCGCCGACCGTGGCCGCGATGATGACGGAGATCGCGAAAGCGACGAGCTATGAGGACGCACTCGATCGCATCGAGCGACGCTACGGCACGCTGCTTAGCCCCGTCGAGCTCAAGGAAATGACCGAGGCGGTGCTCATCCTCGGAAACTTGGCGGGCGCCGCCGCCGTTCGACAGGACACGCCGGAACTCGACTCGGAGGATTGATGACTTGGAGTGTCAGCGCCAACGTCGAGGAGTACGACGAGGCCGTCGAAGCATTCCGGAAGCGCGTCCCGATAACGCGAGCAGAAGCGGACCGCGTTAACAATTTCTCGCACTCTCGCGGCTTCACTCTCGCGGGTGTCGCCCAGCTGGACGTAGTCCAGGACGTTCACGCCTCAATCGAGGAGGCCATCAAGAAGGGCACTCCGTTCGCGGAGTGGAAGAAGAGCATCGAGGCGGCGCTTACGGCCGCGTGGGGCCGCGAGAACTCCCCTCGCCTTGAGACGATCTTTCGCAACGCGACGATGCAATCATACAACGCGGGGCGTCGTCGGCAGATGCTCGAGCCGACTGTCCTGAAGTTCAGGCCGTTCTGGATGTTCGACGGCGTCGCGGACCAACGGCAGACGGAGATTTGCCGGGATTGTAATGGGACAGTGCTCCCAGCGGATCACCCATGGTGGAACAGCCACACCCCGCAGCTGCATCACCGGTGCCGCTCGTCCGTTCGCAACATGAGAGCGGCGGACGCCGACCGGATTGGCGTTACCGCGTCGCCACCCGATGCGCATGCGGCCATGGGATTCGGAGCTCCGCCGGACACGGCTGAGCCGTGGAAGCCTGACCTGTCGAAATACTCGCCGCAGCTGCTTGCTGCGTTCGGTCGCAAGCTTGAGCAGCTCAAGGCGGCGCCGAGCCCGGAGCTTGCGCCCACGGCACCGCTGAGGCTCAAAGCCAAAGCCTTCGCGAAGGCGCTCGAGCTGAAGGACGAAGGATGGGAGGCCAGGGCGTTGCTACGGGAACAGATCCAGCACTCTTTCCCGGGCGCCATCCCAAGAAACTTCGCAAACGCTGGGAAACTGGTCGCGGCACCGATCAGCAAAGACCCCGGTCTTCGGAGGGAAAACGCCTACTACGAGCCAAGCCACTGCAAGAATGCAGGGCGGATCGTTGTGCGCGCCGAGCGCATGAAGCAGGCGAAGAAGGCAGCTCAAGCGCTGGCGTCGACCGGGGACATGTCCGCCGAGCAAGCGGACTACGTCCGGACGCTCTTCCACGAGGAGCTTCATGGCCATTCACGAGTCACGGGTCGCTCGTACGTCGGCTTAGGCAGGCTGTTCGAGGAAGTCGGAACCGAGCTCGCTGCGAGGAAGGTCATCGAGGAGATCGCCCCAGGTTCCGAAAAGGCTGGGGTATTTCGTGCGTATGGGGCCGAGATAAAGATCGTCGCCGATGCCGTCCGGGTCGCCGCTGGCGGCGGGACGACGCTCGAGCAGGCGAAGGCCAGAATCCTGAAAGCCCACGTTATATCGAGCCTCACGAGGGCCGGCGAATGGAGTTCGGCCATCGAGGCGGTCGGTGCTTTCCTTGACGCGCTTGATTTGACCCCGGAGGCGCGCCAGACTTTGCACAGTACACTCCTAGCGGAGCTCTGAACATTGGGCCGACTGAACATCCTCCCTCTCGGCGAGCCGCCGTTCCTTGATGTGGACGCGGCCGCGAAGCTGTATCTCGAATACGAGAACAAGGGACTCTTGTCCGACGAGGCCGCCGAGGCGTTCGCGATGACCGTGTACGACTTCGAGGCGGTCTATAGCAGAGCGGTTGATCTGAAACAGCAAGCGGCAGACTCCGACGAGTAGCGCGCCGAGGAACGGTCTGCCATCCCCAAAAAAAGAAGGGGGCTCAATGTGAGCCAGCCCAAAGGAACACGACCGCGCGCCGAGCCGAAGCTCAGCGAGGCGAAGGTACGCAATCAATGGGAACGCAACAGGCACAGTCGACAGGGAAGTGGGACGGTCTCGTACGCCGATCGTTCGGTATCACTACGCGGGGATTCGACGCGCAAACGCGCTCGATTGAAGTAGTCGCGTCCACGACGACGGTCGACTCGCATGGGGACGTCGTAGAGCAAGACTGGGTGCTGGATAGGTATAAGCGAAACCCGGTGGTGCTCTGGCACCACAACAACTTCGAGTCGAGCGGGTACTCGTTCGGCGGTGCGTGTGACCCAGAGGACTTCTTGCCGATAGGGCATGCGCAGGACGTCCGAGTCGAGGGCGGGCAGCTTATCGCGCGGATCGTCTTCGGATCGAAGGAATACAACGAGATGTCCGAGCGAGTGATGCTCGGCTTCAAGGAGGGCCACATCCGGGCGGTATCCGTCGGTTTCTATCCCGGCACGGTCACGAAGGAGATGACCCCAGGCGGAGAGATCTACCGACTGGGGCAGAATGAGCTGCTCGAGATCAGCGCCGTCCCGATCCCTTCCAACCCTGACGCGGTCGCGAAGTCGATCGCGCTGGAGCGTGAACGTTTGGGCCGCCTTGCGGCCGAAAAAGCCGCAACAAGCGGAAAGGAAGCCGACAACATGGCAATGACTCCAGAAGAAAAGGCGGCGTTCGACGCTGCGCTCACCGAAAACAAGAGCAGTCGTGAACGTATCGCCGGGCTCGAGGCGGATCTCCGCGCGGAGAAGAAAGCCGGAGAAGATCTCGTGAAGGATCTGAAAGAGATGTCCGGTCGCACGAAGAAGGCAGAGGACGCCCTCGTCGAGCTCTCGCTGAAGGAACTCGTTGGCGTGAAGATCTCGCCAGCGGAACTCCCGGAGGAAATCGAGACCGCGAAAGCGATCGGTGTCGAGCGAGTGCTGAAGCGTCTAGCGCTTCGCCCCGACATGAAGATGCTCGCCCCGGCCACGGCCGATGGTACCCGGGTGGAGTCCAGCAAGATGGCCCCGCCGCTCGTCGACGATGAAAGCGAAGACGCGTCGGGCGAGATCGCCAACGTCGCGCTCAAGGCCGCGGCTCGCGCGTAAAGCGCAACGCCACAAGAAACCGCAGGAAGCTAAGGAAGAAAACCAATGGCTGTTCGTCCTGATCAAAACTTTTCCGAGGGGCTCACCCTCATGCGTACCGTCACCGTTTCCGCTGTCACCTTGGGGCAGGTCGTCAAAGACGGCGCCTCCGACCACCAGTGCCAGCCGTCAACGGACGGAATCGATGCGACTGGAATCGTGATGCAGCTTGGGTCTCTGGCTGGTGCTGTCGGCGACAAGGTCACGATTGCGCCGCTCGCTGGATCCATGATCGTCCCGGTGAAGGTTGGAACCGGAGGGGCAACCCGTGGGAAGCAAGCGAAGGTCGTCGCCGATGGCGTCACCAACTCCGTCCCCGCCGGTGCTGGTACCACGGCAACCCCAACCGTCGGCCAATTCACACAAAGCGGTGTCGCTGGCGATATGGTCGGGCTGATCCCGATCCTCGGCTGGCAAACGAACTGAACACGTAGCGGGCTGACCGAGTCCACGCGCATGCGCGTGCGGTCCTGCTCCATCCCCACCATTCGATAGGAAAAATACCAGATGCAAAATGCAACTCTGGAGGGCGGAGCTATGGCCGCGCCTCCGATCCAGCGCACCGAAAAAGGGCTCAAGTACGAGCTCTTCATGAAATCCGTGAGGGATACGCTCGACGGCATGACCTCGGAGCAGAAGGAGAAGGCGAAGCGGGCCAATCTTTCCTTCATCAAGGGGCTAGCGGACCCAAGGCACCGAGCCGATCATGTGTCCGAACTCGAGAAGGCTGTCCAGAAGGCGGTCACCCCCGGGGCGGTGCACGTGGATTCGCTGCTCGCCACCATGTCGGTGATGTACAAGAACGACGAGTACATCGGCGAGTCGCTGATGCCCGTCGTCCCGGTGTCCAAGCGATCGGACAAGTTCGCGGTTTACCCGAAGCGCGAGCGGTTCGCATTCCCCGACGATGAGATCGGAGCTCGCGGGGTATCGAATGAGGTCGACGCGAGTCGACAAACCGACAACTACTCGGTGAAGGACTACGGTCTTTCCAACTTCCTGGACCTGGAAACCGTCCAGAACCAAGACGCGCCGCTGAACGAAATGGTGGATGTCGTCGAGGCGATCAACGAAGGGATCTCGTTCCGGCGAGAGAAGAGGATCCTTAGTATCGTCTTTACGGCCGGAAGCTACGGGACTAACACCGCGGCGGCGGCTTCGAACTGGACCGCTGCAAACACCGGAGGCTCGGTCATCGCGGACGTCCTAGGCGCCCGCTCCGCGCTTTGGACGGGCTCGAACCCAACCAAGAAGATCGGCTTCTGCACGCTCGCCGTGTGGAATTCGAACATCGCGAACAATCTCGCTCTGCGTGACCTGTTCAAGTACACGCAAAGCGGTCTCGCGACCACCACGCAGGTCGCGAACTTCTTCGGGCTCGATGACATCCTCGTTTCGCGCGCTCGAGAGGACACCGCGAACATTGGACAGGCCGCGAGCTACGGCAGGATCGCGACGGGGCAGGTCTTCGGCATCATCTCCGCGGCGATTCGCCCCTCGGTTCGGAGCCTGCATTTCGGGTCCACGTTCCGGATGAAGGATGACCCGTTCACGACGCAGTGGACCGACCCGAAGCTCGGAAAGCGGGGTGGCATCTATGCGCGTGTTGCCACGTCCGAGGATCACAAGATCGTTGCGTCTGACGCTGGGTTCCTCATCACTGGGATCTGAGGGCTGACATGGCGAAAAAGGCGCCCAGCGGCGGCGAGGCTTCGGCCTCGTCGCAAGACCCCAGCGGCGGCGAGGCTTCGGCCTCGTCGCAAGACCCCAGCGGCGGCGAGGCTTCGGCCTCGGACGTCGACGCGGGGCCTCGGCCATCGCCCGGGATGGTCTTCGTCCTGGTGCGGTCGACCGTCCTCGTTGACGGGATGGCGTTCTTCGCCGGGGACCGAATCGAATTGTCCACAGAGGAGTGCGAGCGCCGAGTCGCACGCAACGAAGTCGCGAATATCTGACCATGGCCGACGCAATCCCGCTCACGCTGCACGCGCTCAGCTCCGAAACCGTAACGGGGAGCGGAGCGCGTCAGCAACTCGCGGGCTTGCACTCCGCGGTAGATCTTCAGCTCGTGATCTCGACCGTGACGGCACTCCTAACCGTCACGGTCGAGACATCGGCGGACGGCGTATCCGGATGGGTGCCAATTGGGGCTTTCGATCCGGCTACCGACCCGATGCGTCAGCGCCGCGTGTTTGCCGGATGTGATGCCTTCGTGCGGTGCTCGTGGGATGGCTCCGGGACCTTCGCGCTAAGCGGAGCTCAGCACGTGCTCTATGCCGGGCTTGAGGACTTGCACGCCGAGCTCCCGCAAGCAGCGATATCGGACTTGCCTGAGCACGTCCAGGCCAAGCACCTGCTAAGCGCATCGAACGACGCGGAAGACGCCATCGCGATGACCCGTCCGATGCCACTCGCGTCATGGCCGGAGTCCGTAACCATGCGGTGCGCCCAGATTGCTGCGTGGCGCTGTCTCACGGCGCGCGGAGTAGACACAGAGAGCACAGCCGACCGAATCGTAAAAGAGACGTACGACGAAGCACGGGCATGGCTCGACAATGTCGCTCGCGACAAGCTTCGCCCGCCTGGATTGGCCCCGGCTACGGCAATGGGCGCCAAAGTCGAGGACGCCGCTCCAGTGACGACGACCGTTCAACCTGTTCGGGTTCGCTTCTCGGATGACTGGGGAGATTTCGGGTGAACAGAACCGAGGCCATCACGGTCGAGATCCACGACGAACTCGCGGACTCCCGGACGGCAAGATTCTTCGGACGCAACGCGCTGTCTGAGCACGCGCAGGCCCGCCGCATCGTTTGGGTGCCGACGGTGTTCTCAACGCAGCCACCGCGCGAGTCCGGTAGGGATTTTCTAGACGGGGATGTCGCTCACGGCATCCCGAGGCAGACGGTCGTCATGTGCGCCGACCGAGCGCAGACGATCGAAGCGCACATCTTCGCGCCGACGGAAGTCGAGAAGCTTCTCGATGCGACGATCGCCGCCATCCACCGCGTACTATTGCCGTGGCGACTGGACGGCGCCGTCCAGGGGAAATGGGTGTCCGAGGAGCGGGATACGGCCGGGAAGACGCTGCGCACCGACAAGGTTGTACTGGCCTTCCGGGTGCTCCTGGACGTGCCGGAGGAGACTCGGCTCATCGCGACCGTGAAGGACACGGCAACGACCTACGGAGACGGTGACGACGCTGGCACGGTGACATCGATCCCGGAGTAGCGAATGGACGTGAAGTTCACGGGTGACTTCGTCGCCCTGACTCGATTCGCGGACAAGATCTCGGGCACGCCCGACATCCTCATAACGGTAAGTGAGCAGCTCGCAGAGGAGACGATTGGTCTCATCCGAGAGGGCTTCGACAAGTCGGAGGACCCGGACGGAAACGAGTGGGATCCGCCTCTGCTTCGGGCAGGCAAGCCCTTGCAGGATACGGGCGGACTCAAGGCGAGCTGGTACCGGAGGTCGTCGAGTCGCGATGGATTCAGCGTTGCGTCTGCAAAGCAGTACTCGGTGTACCACCAGTTTGGCACCGGCATCTATGGGCCCCGGAAGACCGCAATCCGCCCGGTGAAGGCCAAGGCGCTCAAGCTGCCGAACGGAATTTTCCGACGCAGCGTGAAGGGCACGAAGCCGCGTCGAATGGTCCCGTCCAGCGGGATCCCAACCGAATGGAGCCGTCGCTTGGTCGAGACGGCGACGGAAGTTTTGGAGAGCCACTTCAATGATGGATGAGCAAGAATTCGAAGCGAACGCAGCGGAACCCATTCCGCCCAGCGAGAAGATGCAAACGCCGGGCGACTGGGCAAAGGAGCTCGGTCTGCTCACGCAGGCGAATCCGGCGGTCCCACAGGTCGACTCGTTCGCGCACTGGAAGCACTCGGCGGCAGACGCGCTGCACGGGTGGAGCGAACACGCTTACCACTTCCAGACATCCCCATTCGTGCTCACCGAGCGTGACTACCGGATGGCCCTCGCCGCGGCGGCGAAGTTCCCTGCCGTGCCACCACACATGCCCGCTCTCGTCCCCGCGAAGCGCGGTGACTTCACGACCTTCATCCCGGCGAAGGAGATCGCCTGATGTCAATCCCCAATGCAACAGAGCAGTTTCGCGACTTCGGGCTGAACTTCTCGACTCCGGCATCGATGCGCCCAGTCGTGTTCGGGACGACGTCTCTCGGTGTGACCAACAAGCTGGCGTTCTACAGCGACGTCCAGACGCTCAAGGATGAGCGCGGCGAAGGCCCGGCGGTAGAGACCGTCGCAAACATCCTCGCGAACGGTGGGGGGCCTGTCGGGCTCGTGAGCGCGGACCCGACCATCGCCGCTGTGGTGGGCCCCATGTACGCGACGTTCGGCGCCGTTGGATCGAATGGATCCATCACGCGAGTCGGCGCCGTCGGCCCTGCAATCACGGTGTCGGGCGCTCCGAACGGGCACTTCGCGATGAAGATCGAGGTCACGCTCGGCGGCACGCTTGGCGTCTCGCAGTTCCGTTGGTCGCTCGACGGCGGGACCACATGGGTTGCGACGGCGGTTCCGACCGCAGCGAGCGTCCTCCTTGGAGGGACCGGCATCACGGCTACGTTCCCAGCTGGTACCTACGTACTCGCCGAGACGTACGCATGGACCGCGACCGGAGGCGGCGGCAAAATCGTCGCCTCCGGCACGCCCGCACTGGATGTGCGGATCCGCGTCGAGATGATGCTCGGTGGAGCGCTCGGAGTCGCGAAGTTCCGGTACAGCCTGGACGGCTACTCTGGCGACACGACGAGCGAGCGGACCTACAGCGAGACGCTCACCGTCCCATCGGGCGGGGTCTTCGCGATCCCGAACCTCGGCGTGACCCTCACGTTCACGGCCTCGCCGACGTTCGCGGCGGGCGACGTGTATGTTTGCACGGTCCAGGCCGCGACATGGAACGCGACGGATCTGGACGATTGTTTCGCCGAGCTCCTGAAGCGACAGGACGATTGGCGCTTCCTCGTCGCGGTGACGAGCGCTGGCAACGGCGACACGGTCGCGCTTGCTCTCCTGGGTGCAGCGCTGAACTCGCAGCTCTCCGCATTCGCGACGCGAAACCGGTACCGGCGCGGCATGATCGCCGCCGACCAGGGACACACGGCAGCGGAGGCCCTGTCCTCGTGGGGCTCGGTCGTTGCTCCGCGCATCCTCGCGGCCTTCGGGCAGGTGCGGCGCGCGACCAGCAAGCCGTTCCCTGGGTATGCCTTCCCGGTCACGCACGGGATCGATTGCGTGGCCGCTCGCGCAGCAGGATCGCTCCCGAGCACGGACCTCAAGCGCGTCAGGTCCGGACCCCTGACGGAGGTCGTAAAGCTCTTCGCCGATGAGCAGGCGTCTCCGACCGGACTCGACGACATCAAGGTCACGACGCTTCGAACCTTCGACGGGCGCCCTGGAGAGGTCTACGTCACCCAGGGCCGGCTCAAGAGCGCATCCGGGTCAGACCTAAAGGGCTGGCAGTACGGAGTGCTCACGGACATCGCATGCGAAGCGGTCCACCGAGTCGTCGTGAAGTGGATCGGCAAGGGCTTCGGCTTCAATGACGACGGCACACTCGACGAGTCCGACGCGGTCGACTTCGACGCCGATGTCGACGTGGAGCTCGACGCAGTGCTCGGCAGTGCAACGAATGCCGAGGGCAAGCGTGGGCACGTTCAGTCGGTCAAGTACCGGGTGAGCCGAACGGAGAAGTCCGGGAGGACCGGGGCGATCGTCGGGTCACTCTCGATGAAGCCCTTCAACTACGTCGACAGCGTTCGCAGCGATGTCGGCTTCGTCGTCGCCAACCCCACACCGGTGGCCTGAGAAATAGGAGCCAAACAGCATGGCAAATGAAAACTGGGCCTACGGCTTCAACCGTGGCGAGCTCCGGGCAGCGGATCGCGTCTTCAATCGGATCAAGTCCGTCAAGCTGGACCAGCCGACGGAAGAGGGCACCGTACAGGGGACATCGAGTGAGCCGTACGCGCGCACCGAAGGGTCCATGGACTACGGCGAGGGGACCATCGAGTTCTCGGACGAGGGTGAGCGCATGGCTTTCCTCGAGGCCCTTGGCGAGGGCTACCGAGTGGTCCCCTGGACCGCGAAGTGGACGCTCAAAGCGAAGTCGCGAAAGACGCTCTCGTACGTCGCCTATGAGTGCCGAGTCCTCGGAAACCCGATCGACCACTCGCAGGGCAAGGATGCCCTGGCCGGTGAGATCAAGTTCTCCTTCAAGCGCCACACGATCAACGGTCTGAACCCGCACCCGAAGAACCAATGATCGATACAGCAAGCCTCTCTGCGAAATACGGGTCCGTCGTCTCCTTCGTCGGGCGGGACGGCACGGAGTTCGTTTTCCGGCCGCCCACCCCCGATGAGTTCGCGACCGTTACGAACAAGGTGGCCCAGGGCGATGCCCGCGGGCCGCTGTTCCGCGATTTGCTGCAGCGCACCCTGGTGTCCCCTGCAGTCGAACGCGGGAGCGACGTGGCGCCGGAGAGCAACCCCGCCCTCGCCGCGATCAACGCGGAGTTCGAGGCTCGCCCGGCCATCCCCACCGTCGTACAGCGCAGGCTGTGGCAGGCAGCGGGAAGCCAAACGGACGTCGTGGTCAACGAGGACCACGTGTTGGCCACCTTCCCGGACGGCACGAGCCTGTGTTTCCGGTGCCCGTCTCTCGATGAGTTCGAGGACCTACAGCACAAGCTCGCAACCTCGCTCGATCGTGTGTCCGTCTTTCGCGAGACGGCAGTCGTTTCTCACGATGGAGATGCGACCGCGCTGGCGGCCACGCTCCGAAAATACCCGGCGAGTGTCGAACGTCTTGCTGACGGGATCGCAACCCTCGCGGGTGGCGAGCTCGAGGTCGTCGTAAAAAAAGGGTAGAGCTCGCTGAGCGCGCGAAACGTACGCCGTACGGACTAGCGCGCGCCCTGCGGGCATTCCGAGATGGTTCCGGCACGTCTGAGGACTGGGCCGGAGCCATCATCCTCGCCGAAGCGATCCACGATCTCGAAGTCGTGGCCGCTGTCGCTGCCGGATTCGCGAAACGATGAGCCAAGAAGCAGATTTTACCGTCCGGCTGATCGACAAGGTCACGGGCGGGGCTCGCGGGGCAACCCGGTCGATCAATGTCCTCGAAGGGGCGCTCCGCGGCGGCGCAAAGGCCACTGGGGTGGCGAATCGCGGGGCGAAGGAGTTCGACGGGACGCTGCATCGGCTCGCGCGGAACGACAGCGCCCCGGGCGCGCTCACCCGCATTGGGGAGTTCGTTGCCGGAGGCTTGATCCAGCGTGGTATTTCGTCGCTGGTCGAATTGGGTACGCATGCGGCGCATGCGGCATACGAGCTGGTCACCTTCGGTCAAAGTTCGCTCTTCGCCTTCGACCAGCTCGCGAAGCACGGAGCGACGGGGGCCGAGCTCTTCGACCATGCTCGAGCGCTAGCGGTTCGGTTCGGGCTCGACATCGAGAACACGAGCCACGCCTACGCCAACTTCCTAAAGCTTCAGTTCAGTCCGAAGGAAGCCGACAAGATGATCCGCATGGGGGCGGATCTCCAGGCGCTGGGCAGCACGGCAGAGGAGGTGCAGGGCATCTTCCTGGCCCTCGGTCAGATCAAGGGCAAGGGGCGCCTCCAGTCTCAGGAAATGCTGCAGCTCGCAGAGCGCGGCGTTTCTCAGGAGCTCGTGCAGGAGGAGATCGGCAAGCGGATGGGCGGCAAGTCCACCGCGGAAGTGCAAAAGCTCCAGCAGGCCGGCAAGGTCTCCGCCGACGTCGGCCTAGAAGCGATTCAGGCCGCCGTCATGCGCAAGCTCCAGGAAAAGGAGCTCGGCCAGGCTGGGGCGAGGTTCGCGGACCAGACGATCCAGGGCATGTGGGGGCGGTTCAAATCCCTCAGCACGGACAGCGGGCTCGACATCGTCGGCAAGCTCACGGATCCTCTCACCAAGATGGCCGGCGGAGCGCTCGACAAGTTCGAGGGCTTCCTCGTGAGCCCGCAGGGTGCTCAGACGATGAACGCCATCGCGAACAGCATCGGTCGCGGGGCGGAGATGGCGGTCAAGCTTGCTGACGGATTCCTGTCGTTCACGGGAGTCTTCTCTGGCGGGTTCGGCGAGGGATTCGGGCAAACGTTTGGTGTCCTGTGGGACGGCGCGAAACCGCTGTTCGCTTCACTCGCTGGTGGCGATGGGAAGACTGCGACCGCGGTCATCTCGATGATGGCCAGGCACCTCGGGCAGGTCGCAGGGGTCGCGCTCGCCGTGATCGGCGGAGTAGGAGCCGCGGCAGTCGCGTTTGGGGTGCTCGGTCACACGGCCATCGAGGCCGGGATCGGAATCCTTGCTGGGCTCACCGAGCCGTTCGCGAAGATGATCGCCGGAGCCGTGATGCTCTGGGACGACATCACCGCGATCTGGGACGCGAAGGGGATGGGGCTCGTGACCAAGGCCTTCGACATCGGTGGGCACATCATCCGCGGGCTCGGAAACGGAATCTGGGCGCTCGTTACCTACCCGATCGATGCCGCAAAGGGAGTCGCCGGAGGGGTCATCGATGCGCTCAAGAACACGTTCGGGATCCGGTCCCCGTCCAGGGTTGGACGAGGCATCGGCGAGAACGTGGGCAGCTCCGTCGGTCGCGGGACGGCTTCACAGATCGGTTTCGCGTCGAGCCAGGCCACTGCGCTCGGGCGTGCCCACTCGGACGCGCTTGCAGCTTCGATGGCCTCCGGACAGTGGGCGAGCGATCCGTCGTCGTTTCGCACAGACGCACGCGGCGTCGGTTTCGCGCCGAGCCAAGGCGCCTCGCGCTCCGTCACGTTCAGCCCGACCGTGCACGTCAACGTCTCGGCCGGGTCGGACGCGCAGGACACGGGCGAGAGCGTTGCGGTTGCGGTGCGACGAGAGTTCAACCTGTTCTTCCGGCAGATGGCCGCGGAGGCGTAGATGCCGTCACCGTCTTGGATTCGCACCGAGGAATGGATCCGTCTGCACCTCGGGAGCGAGGTCGTTCCCGGCGTCTCTCTCGTGACGTGCTCGGGCGGCTCCGGAATCGACACGCGGAAACCCCGCGGCGGAAAGAAGGCTCGGCAGCAGGACATCGGGGCCCCGCCCATCAAGGTCCATGTCGAGACCGAGATGAGCGAGGACGAGTGGAGACAGTTCGAGGCCCGCATCATCCCGATGCTGCGTCCGCCGAATGCCTTCGCCGCTCGCGACCCTCTCGCCATTGCTCACCCGGAGGTGAAGGCGTGGGGTGTCGGCATCGTGATCCCTGGCGAGTTCAATTCGCCTCCGCCGTCCCGAGGTGGGACCAAAAAGGTCTCGTACACGCTCGAGGAGTACGCCCCCCCGACGGAGCTTCGAGACAAAGGAGCGTCGAAGCCGAAGGACGAGGACGGAGACGCCTGGAACGTGCAACCGATGATCGAGAGGGCCAGGGCGTCGCGCCTGGCTCCTGAGTTTCTGTGAGCCTGCTCACCTGCAACGGACAACCGGTCGTCGGCGGCATCCTGTCGTTCCCGCCGGTCGGAAACTGGTTCGCATCGCTCGAGGTTGCCTCCACGGAGGCGATCTCCGGAGCAGTGCGCATTGCCGACTCTGCCGTGACTCTCTCCGGTACGACGATTCGGTCCGGGTACGCCTACGGGCTGGCTCGAGTCGATGTCGTCGGCGGGAAGGGCGGGCTGCGGCGTGACGTTCCGGCTCGTCACTTCTCGTCCACGACAGCTCGAGTTGTCGCAGCTGACACGATCGCCGCTGCAGGGGAAGCTCTCGATGGGAAGTCGAGCGGCGCGCTACTTGGAAGCCGGCTCCCCTTCTGGTCCCGATACAAGGGCTCAGCCTCCGAAGCGCTGTCCACTCTCGCCGCGTCTCTTGGCGGGGTCTGGCGGGTCATGGACTCGGGAGCCGTTTGGTTCGGCACGGAGGCCTGGCCAAAGGCGCCTGAGAGCATGGACGGGACCGAACTCGACCGCGACGGGGCCGCCGGGACCGTGACGATTGCACCGGACACGATCGCGCTCCGCCCCGGCTTTGCGCTGTCCGGCACGCGCGTCGGGCGAGTTGAACACTACCTTGAGCCGGACGGGCCGCTTCGCACCGTCTTCTGGGTCTCCGAATGAGCACCACCGTCACCTTCGAGAATGCGGTCACTCCACGGGTGACGCTCACCCTCGATGAGGGCGTGTACACCGCGGTCATCGAGGTAGACGGTGTCGCCCCACAGCGCGCCGTCACGGCCGAGGAGCTATCGCTGGGTGTTCGGTCGCTCGACCCGCCAACGGTGCGGATTCGGCAGCGTCGCGACCCGCTCGATACCTGGCGGGATCTCGTCGACCTCGCGCAGCTCGCCGTCTCGGCGGCGATCACGAGCACGACGGGCACGACGGGCGGCCCTGTCGGTATCCTATTCACCTACCTTCGAGTCTCGATCGGAGTCCGCGGAGCCCTTCGGGCGCTCGGCGAGGATGCGGTCTGAAACGGCTCTGAAGTTCGCACACGCACGACACTGACAGTGACGATGTCGCGTGTGGTTGACCCCTCCGCCGCCGTCGGCGGGGCTCGCTGGGTTCTTTCCCCTGGCGCGCCGAACGACGGCCTAACTCATCGGGCGCAGGGGCGCCCGGGAAGGAAGCGTCATGTCCAAGGAACGAATCCAGAAGGCCGTCGCGAAGGGTGTTCTCTTCGACGGGTTGTGCGACTGCTTCGTGCTCGAAGACGGCGAACGAATCCTCTCGCAACGCGGGATCGTGCGGGCGATCAGCGGCGGCCGCGATCGCGGCGATTTGCGAGACTACCTAGCAGCATTGCCAAGTGAATTCAGTTTCTTAGGTTCGGCCGCAAGCGTTCGTTTTTCCCAACCAAGTGATGGTGCCCCCGGCATCGGTCGCCCCGCCGAGTTCCCGAGGCAGGGGAACCTGTTCCACTGATGCCTGGTTCCGACTCCCGCACGGCGCTCGAGCGCTTCATCCGCTGGGTGATGCGAGACACGCTCTACCTCGCCCAGTACGA